GCAGGTCGTAGTACCCGGGGTTCGAGGCGGCGAAAATCTCGCCCGTGGATTCGCTGCCGTCCCATGAGGCCGCATCCGTTGAGCGCGCCGTCGAGAAGTACTGGCGCGTCGCCGGCTGATTCGCGGTCGAGTAGTCGACCATGTCGCCGCCGGCCGAGCTGTCACCGTGCTGGAGCTTGACGCCGATCGTCAGCTTGCGGTCGGCCTCCGTGCTCCCGCGCGAGGAGTGGATGTAGGAGCCGACGACGGCCGCGGTATACCGCGCGCCGATGGGCTGCCGCAGCCGGTCGATGACGCGGCCGAAGCCGGTCGTCTCTGCGGACGGCGTCAGCAGGGCATCGGCGGTCGTGTCCGTGATCGGCGAGACCACGCCGGTCGAGCCGGTCGTGACGAGCGCCGAGCACGTCGCGAGCATGGTGTCGGGCATCGCCCGCACGACGAAGGGAATATCGCGAGTCACGCTCATACGCTGTCTCCTCTAGAAAACCGGTCGCCCAGAAACTGGTCGCCCCGAAACTCCGCCGCCGCGTCAGGCGCTTACGCGCCCCACGTCACCTGTTCGATGAGCGAGAACGCTCGCGAGTGCCGCACCGCGAAGTCGTGTTCCGCGATGACGCGGATGACCGTCTGGTCCTGCGAGAAGGCCGCGACGACGTTCGTGCCGTCGTGGTACGCCGCTTCCTGCGACGCGTCGATGATGAGGCCCTGCGCCTCGCCGATGACCGCGTGCGCGAAGCAGCCGAAGTAGACCTCCGACTGCGCGCCCGTCGTGCCGAGCGTGGTCTGCACCTGCGAGGTCACCCGGTACGGGAACCCCCAGAGCGTGCCGCGCATCATCTCGTCGCGGAAGGCGTAATTGCCGTTCGCGGTGAGCAGGGTCGTGAGGTACTGCCACGTCCGCGGCGCGAAGATCCAGCCCGGTCGGACGTCGACCGAGGGCGACGCCGTGCCCTGCTGGATGATGAGCGAGATGTTCGCGTCCATGATGAAGCGCATCGCCTTGCCGAGGTCGATGGTCACGTTCGCGAGCGACACGGTGCCGTTGGCGTTGAACTTGTTGCCCGAATCGATCTGGTACTTCAGGCCGCGCGGCGTGCCGGACGTGCCGTCGTCGCGGATGAACGCCTGATCCTCGCGGGCCGAGATGGCGCGGACGAGGTCGTCGCGCACGATGCCATCCGCGGACGGCGCCGAGTAGCGGAGCAGGTCGTTCGAGATCGGCACGAGCGCCGCGAGCTTCTTGAAGGTCAGCGTGAGCTGGCCCGTCGCGAGCTGCGTCTTGCCGATGTTCGTGTTCTCCCCGATGTAGCTCGCCGACGTCCCGGTCGTGATGCGCGGGATCTTCAGCGTGCCCGAGGACATCGGGACGACGAGCGGGTCGAGGGAGCGAACGACGCCGGCCGCCCGGAGCAACTCGATGACGTCCGAGCTGAACTCCTGCGGAACGAGGAAGCCGCCCGCGGTGGGGTCGCCTTCCGACATCGCCTTCGCGATGGACTTCTCCAGCGCGGCCGCGACGTCCTTGTAGCCCCACATCTTCGCGACGTGGACGGCCTTCTCCTTGTCGTTCCGCGCAGCCGCGAGGCAGCGCACGTACGCCCCGACGTCGAGGCCCTTGTCGCGCACCTTCCCGCCCTTGGCCTGCGCGGCCGGATCGTCGAACATGCGCGCCGCATAGTTCGGCTGGTTCGCGAGCGCCGCGGCGACCGCGGCCTTGACGACCTCGGCCACTTCCTTGCCGACGAGGTCCTTCACCATCGGCAGCGTGTTCGTTTCCATGAAGGACTTGAGCTGCTCCGCGTTCATGCCGGCCATAGGTTCCTGCTCCTGTCGGTGTGGCGGGTCTCGTTAGTCGAGACGGCCGCGAGCCTGATTGAGTGCGCGTTCGGTCATCTCGCGCGTGACGTCTCGGATAATGCCGGGCAGCGTCGCGCGCAGCGCGGCCTGAATGTCCTCGGCGGTGATCTCGTCGGCTTCGTCGTCGAGTTCGAAGATGATCGCGTCGGGCGCGCAGGTGCCGATCGCGTGCGTAGTGCCGCAGATGGTGCAGCTCGCTTCCGCGGGCGGCAGCGCCTCGGCTGGCGGGTCAGCCGGGACGACCGGCTCGACCGGCGGGTCAGCGGGCGCGGGCGGTTCGACCACGGGTTCCACCGGCGCAGGCTCGTCAGCCTTGCGCGCGAGCGCGGCCGTGACGAGCGCGCCGAGCTTCGGGTCGGCCTCGATGGCCTTCGCGAAGGCGGCCGGGTCGAACGTGTTGATCGTGATCGTGACGGGTGCGGGCGCGACGGCTGCGGGCGTCTCCGCCGCGGCGCCGAGCTTCGCCCAAACTTTGCCCGGGAGCTTGATCTCCTCGGGCCATGCGGCGATGGTCTCGCCGATCCACTTGCGGAGCGGTTCGAGGTCCAGCGCGGCCGCGGCCGCGACCAGTGCCATCGGATTTGCTGGGACCGGTACACAGCTAAACTCGAGCAACTCCTGCTGATTGAAGTCGATGCCGCGCCGCTCTTCGTTGATGACGTAGGACGTCGGCCGGAAGCCGACGCTCGTCGCGCGCATGAAGCCGCCGCGGTAGAGCTGGAACACCGTCTCGGCGAACTCGTGCGTCGCGAACTCGCAGACCGCCACGAGCTGGCCCTGCTCGACGCCGACGCTGATGGCCTTGCCGACCGGCAGGTCGCGCGAGTTGTGGCCGAAGAGGACGACCGGGTTCTGCTTATAGGCGTTCAGGTCCCAGCCGTTCGGGTCGATGGTGTCGTTGTCGCGGTCGACGTCGCCGGTGGAGATGACGAAGCGGACCTGACGGTTGCCGGCCGCGGGCGACATCTCGGCCGAGCCGCTGACGAACTTGCGGACACCGGCATCGGCGCCGCGGGCATCGCCCGCGTTCTGCTTCGCGAACTCCGGCGATTCGAGGAAGCGCATGACTACGTGGTCACCGTGACGCTGGTCGTGATCTGCCACGACTGCGCGGAGGTCTTGGTGCCGAGCGCCTGCGTCGACGCCCAGTTCAGCGGGACGCCCGAGCCGGAGGCGGTCGCGGTGTGGATCCACCAGTTGTCCCACGCGAAGTTCGCCTGCGCGGTCGAGAAGATGCCGCGGTGCTGGAAGATGTTGGCGGCCGTGAGCGGGAAGCCGGACTCACCCGTGGCGCCGACCGCGCCGGTCAGGGGCCATGAGGACGCGGCCGAGAAGGCCGTGCCGGTGCCGTTGACGACGAAGATGGTCGCGCCCGAGGTGCCCCAGTGGCAGGTTTCAGATCCGGTGATGAGGCCCGCGATGCGATCGCGGCCGACGCGGAGGAGGGGCATCCGGTTCGCCTCGTGGCCCGAAAAGAAAACGCCGCCAGAGTTCCCCGGGCCATCCGGAAACTCTGGCGGCGTCTTACAGCTCGCACCGCAGAGCGAACACTTGGTCGAGCGGCTTGCCGATGCAGGCGCTCGAACTGTCGCGGAGGATAATGCACGAAACTTCCGGGGCCGTCAAGACCCTACCGAAAATAAGAAACGGCCGGCCCACTTTCGGACCGGCCGTTCCAGTTGAAGCGCCGTGACCGTTTACTTCTTCGCGCGCCCGCCTTTCTTCTGGAAGTTCGGCTTCCAGCCCGCGGCCTTCCGGGCCGTGGCCGTGGCCTTCGCCGAGCGCCGGAGCGCGCTCGTCGTGAGGCTGTCGCGCTGGCGGATGATGATGTCCAGCACGTCATTCGGCAGGACGATGCGGCGGAGCTGCTCGCCCTGCGCCACTTCGAGCGCGACGGTGAACGTCGCCGGGCCGCGCTTGACGACGCCGGTCGTTTCGTCCTCTTCAACATCGCCAGCGACGCGGAACGTCTGGACGATGTAGCTCAGTGTGCCGCCGATGCCGAAGACGGGCACGGTGCGGATCGTCGTCGGGCGCGTCGAGGTGACGGCCTGCTGCGTCGTGAGCGAGTCGAGCGTGCGGTCGTAGACGTCCGGCATGTTGCCGGACACGGATGGCATCTCGCTGCGGTCATTCATCGGAACCTCCAAACAGTGACGGTTGTGACGGGTCGAGTTGTTGCGCCGTGAGGTCGAACGCGGTCGGGTCGGGTCGCGGGAGATCGAACTTCGGGAGCGCGTGCTCGCGGTCGCGCACGGCGCCGACGCGGCCCGGTAGCCGCGGCTGGCCGTGCTCGCAGGGACCGCGGTAGTGCGGGCCTTCGGACCGTTCGCATTCCGGGCAGGCGGCGCGGCGGGTCATCGCGCACCTCCGCCATATCCGCCGAAGCCTTGCGCGGCCCGGTCCTTCAGGACGTCGAACTCGTGCAGCCACTGCGCGAGCGTGAGGTCGCCAGCGCGCGCCACGCCATAGACGCCCGACTCCGGCCATGACATCGCGTCGCCGCCGGTGAAGTAGTAGTAGTCCTTCGCGCGGACGAGGCGCTCGCTGCGGTTCGCGAGCGTGAGCGCGAAGTTGACCGCGGCGATCCGCGAGGTGTAGCGGTTCTCGATGAAGGCGAGGCCCGCGGCCTCGTCGGTCGGGAACTCGCGGTGACGGCGCGCGACCGTGGCGCGGTAGACGGCGACGGCGAAGGCCGCGGTGGTCATGAGCGCACCGCCTGTCCGATGAAGGCGGCGAAGGTCGCGGCGGGCGCGCTGTTGCGGTAGATGTTCGCGTCGTAGATATAGGTCATGTCGGCCGCCGCGTCGATGGTCGAGAGAATGCGCCGGATGCGGCGGACGCCGGTCTCGTTCGCGCCCTTGTTCGCGTTGTCGGCGCGGAAGCTAATCGTGACGTCGACGAGGCCGGTCGTCCCGGGCGCGCCCCAGAGTTCGCAGTTGCGGACGCGGCACATCTTCGGGAAGCGGGCCGCAATCGCGGCCGCGGCTTCGCGGGTCGCCACGCGCGCGGAGAGGAAGACCGCAGCGATATTGCCCGTGGCGTCGTTCGATTCGGTCGATGCGGTCAGGGTGAAGCGCGTCATCTGGAACCTCCAAGCGACAGCCAACAGCGACCGTCGATGTAGGTATTCTCCCATAGGTGTTACTTATTGTCAATAGGGCCGAAACATTAGGGAATTAAGCGATTCTGAGGCGTGCGGCAGGCTGGCGAAGGCGGAAACGAAGTCGGGAGGCGGACGGGTAGCGGCGCCGGATGGCGTGCGAAACAGGCGGAATCTAGCGGTCGAACGAGCTGCGCGTGCGCGCGAGCCAGCAAAACACAATCGTCGCGACGAGCGCGGCGAGGATGAGCTGTCCGGCGAACGGGATCGCGGTCTGGACTTCAGTCATCGGAACCTCCTTCGGCTGAGAGTGTAGCCATAAGGTATTACGAATTGTCAAGTCGGGCGGTTCCGGCCGCCTCAGCGGC